GGCGCCGGCTTGGGCGATCTCGACCACGGCCAAGGAAAGCGTTCTGGCCACTTTGAAACAGGCCATCGAGGAGGGCTGGACGCCCCAGCAGCTCGAGGCTGTTCTTCAGGTCAGCGTGGTTTGGACCCCGGAGCACGGGGAATTGATCGCCGACAATGAGATCGCCAGGCAGCAGGTTTCTGGCCACCTGCGCTCGTGGATGTCTTCGGGCAAGATTCTCGAATATCAGTGGACCGTCATGGACCTGGGTTGCTGTGCGCTTTGCGCCAGCTTCTCGGCGCTCGGCCCGGTCCCGGCTGGCTATCAGTTCGCGCCGTTCATTTACGCGCCGGGGGCTCATCCGAATTGCCGGTGCTGGCTTACGGTCACTAAAATCGCCGGAGAGGAATGATGGTTGCTCCCAAAGCCCCGCACGTCGTAGAAACCTGTTTGATCAGAGATATCGAGAGCACACTCGGGGCACTCACCGAGGATTATGATCTGGTGGCCATGAGCTCGCACCAGGTCGGCAGCGGGTTCGGCGCGCGCATCGAGGCGGTCCTGGTTTTCAGGCTGCGCGAGCCGGCCGAGGAGTCGAACGGAAACGGCAACCACCGGCGCCGGCCGATGCCGCCGGTACTTCTAAAAAACAGGGCTTGACATGACGGACGCAACGCTGGGCGAGCGCGAACCGGAAGAAAAGAAACAACATCAACGCTCGCTCACTTTCAACGAGGACGGCTCGATCGACCCGGCGCAGCTTGAGGGCATGCCGCAGGACTTGATAGATCGCGTCACGGATCCCGAGTTCCAGGCGCGCGCGCGGCTGGCCATCGCTGCGGAAAAGCAGCGGGCGTCGTTTTACCGGGGCGCGCGGCAGATTCGAGACCAGGCGCAGCTTGCGGCGATCGCTCGCCGGCCTCGGGGCGTGAGTGGCCGGCAACGGAAGCGCCTGCGCAGGGTGGCCCGGCAGGTGATGTAGCGTGCTAGGATTCACTTTGAAGCAGGAGGGCATCCCCAATGCAGGAAGTGAACTTCAGAACCGTTGATCCGGCGCAGGCCGGTGACCGTGTTTCGTCCATCCAGTCGGCGGTCTATCTCGACGAAGTGAATCATCATGCCGTCGCGCTCTACACCGAGGCTGGCGCGATCGCGCCTGGCGGAAAGGCCTACCTCAAGGCCGGCAAGGCGGCTGCGATGACTCTTGGCCAGCCGGCGCCGGGCCCCCAGATCGAGAACGGGAGCGACGGCGCGACCATGAAGATCATTGCCATCGATGCCTTCAGGTACACCGTGAAAACGGGCGTCAAGGGCATCAATGGGGAGGTCGATCTGGTCACCTTCGGCGGCAAAATCGGCGAATCGATCACGTTCGATGCCTTCGACGGCCTCTGGTATGTGAGCGCGTCGACCGGCGTTGCCTTGTCGGTTGCGCCGGTTGAAGCCAAGCCGGCTGCGCAGTCGGCGCCTGTTCCCGGCAAAAAGCAGGCTCCCTTCGGCGGTTTCGCCGCCCGATAGCGGGAGGGTTACGGCGCGCCCCGTGCTACGATTCAAGGCGAGGGTAACGCTTCATGACGAACCTGCAGAGGCTACTCCAGAATCCCAGCCCGCCCGATCAAACGCTGCAGATGCTTGTGACCGCGGTCCTCGAGGATGAGCAAACGCTGGCAGCTGTTGCCCCGGCGACGCCATCGCCCAAGTCGGTATCGGCCAGCTACACCGCGCTCCCGACCGACAGCGTGATTTTTTATTCGGGCGTCATGGACGGCTCCCAGGGCATCACCCTGCCCACCGTAGGCGTGGCGGCGGGAAAGACGATCACGGTCAAGGTCACCTCGACCGACACCGGTGCGTCGGCGCTCAATGTCACCACGGGCAACGCGGCCGAATACGCCGGCAATCCCCAGCTATTCACGATCCCCGGCGGCGCGGCGGTGGGCGGCATTGCCACCCTGGCCTGGGATGGCGCGCACTGGTGGCTCACGGAGTACTCGCAATGAAGCTCCAGAAGTTCATCCCGTTGACCAAGATGGAAGAGCAGGGCGACGGCTCGCTCAACGTTTTTGGAGTGGTCACGGCCGAGCAGCCGGATCTCGACAATGAGGTCTGCGACTACGCCGGCACGAAGCCCTTTTACCAGGCCAAAGTGGCCAGCATGTTCAAGCTGACTTCCTCGGTCGAAGGCATGGAGCCCTCGATCATGCCGATGCGGGAGATGCACCAGCTGCTCGCGATCGGCGCCGGCCGCACCATCGAATTCGACGACGCGAACAAAACCATCCGCATGGGCTTTAACGTGGTCGAGCCCGTCGCCATTCAGAAGTTCAAAAAGGGTGTGCTCATCGGTTTCTCGCAGGGCGGCGCCTACGTTGGCGAGCCGCTTCCGGACCCCGTTCACAAGGGGTGCAAGCGCTATGTCGCCGATCCCGCCGAAGTCTCCGCAGTCGATTCTCCCTGCTTGCCCTCAGCCCTGGTCGAGACCATGAAGGGGCGCACGGTGCAGTTGGCGAAGTCGAATGGCACGACTGAAGTTGTGCCTCTGGTGATTCCAGAGTCGACCGAGCTCCGCATGGAAAAGATCGAGCGCCAGATCGGCACGCTGGTCGAATTCCTGAAGGAGAAGAAGACCAAGACCGTCGACGGTGTGGCTCTCACGGCTGACTGCTTTGCCCACGTCGGCGATCCGGAGGACACCTCGACCTGGAAGCTGCCCATCAAGTTCCCCGGCGACGACGAGAAAACGAAGTCGCACATCCGCAACGCTCTGGCCCGGTTCGAACAGACCGAGGGAATGAGCGCGGACGAGAAAGCCAAGGCAAAGAAGAAGATACTGGCCGCGGCGAAGGAGCACGGCATCGACGCGTCCGAGGCCGACAAGGCCGCGATCTCGCGAGCCTGTGCTAACATCACTTTGAAAAAGGGGATGTATGAGGTTGGGTGGCTCGCTGACCTCATCGAGAGCCTTCATTGGCTCTGTCTCCAGACTGAATTTGAGCGCGACCTCGAGGATGACGGCAGCAAGGTACCCGACGGAATGCGCGAAGCGTGGCTCGAACTCCTGGCCCAATTCAAGGCCATGGCGATCGAGGAAGCAGACGAACTGGCCGCGGCGGGCGGCAAAGGAGCAAAGGCGATGAAGATCACCGATCAGGCCGGCCTCACCAAGGCAGCGAAAACGATCCACGAGCATCTCGAAAAGCACATGGAGATGCACAAGGCCCTCCACGAAAAGCTCGAGGGACAGCTCGCCAAGGACCATCCGATTCTGAAGTCGCACCAGGCGATGATGGACCACTGCGAGAAGTGCATGAAGGCCGCCAAGGACGGCATGGACGGCGAAGAGCCCGAGCCCGAAAAGAAGGAAGCCGTTGCCGGCACGCCCGAAGAGGCACTGACCAAAGCTGTCGCCGCTGCTCTTGCGCCCATTACCACGGAGCTTGAGGCCTTGAAGGCAAAGATCGCGACAACGCCCGCTCCGCAGAACATGCCGCACACCGGTGCTGGGCAGGTGAGCAAGGCGCTCACAGTCGACGAGCAGTTCGGCGAACTCATCGCCGCGAAGTAACGGATTTTGCAGGGCGCGCTCTCCCAGCGCGAGGGACGAATTCAGACCGCCGGTAGAGGAGAACACCCATGCACCCTTCGGCGGTGAGTGACGGCTGGAATGGCATCTCGCAGGCGCAGTTCGCGCAACTGATTTCAAAAACCGACATGGGGCGCATCGAGCGCCTGGTCTCTGAAAACGGCGCGGACGCGTGGCGCCGGTTCGTCAAGATGCACGGCAAATCGCTCGTGAAGGAATCGACGACGACCGGCATCACGACCGGCCTGGGCTTGAACTTCATCGATCTACGGGCGCCGGCGTACATGCTGGACCCGATCTTCTCCCACATCCGCAACTCGACCCCGCGATGGGACAAGGTCAACGCCGGGTACGGCGTGCAGCCGCAGTGGAAGGCCGTTGTTGCAATCGATGCCGCGCAGCAGTTCCCCGGCGTCTCCGAGGGCAACACCAACTCGAACGGTCAGTTCTCTTCGCTCAACTTCAGCGCGCCCTACGTGACGCTCGGCACCGACGACTTCGTGACCTACGAGTCGATTTCGGCGTCCGAGGGCTACGAGGACACGCTGGGCGACGGCAAGATGTGGCAGTTGCTGCGGTTCATCCGGCAGCAGGAGCGCAGCTACATCGGCGGCGCTGGAACCACGGCTTCGAATGGCGCGTTGCAGATCACCACGACCAATACGCCGACCGGTGTTCTTTCCTCGCTCAACAATGCCAATTTCGTTACTGGCGTTCTGCCGGTGGGTTCCTACGCCGCCGCCTACGCCGTGGCGCTCAACTATCGCGCGGCGATCAATCCGAACAACACGGTCTCGCTGGGCATCACAACGCAGTACCTGCGCACCAACGCCGACGGCTCTTCGGACGTCATCAACGGCGGCACCGCCATCGTGTCGGCAGCCTCGAATGTGGTTGGGCCCACGGTCACCGGAACCAAGACCGTCACGTTCTACTGCACCCCGCAAGCCGGAGCATGGGGCTACGCGTGGTTTGTGGAAATCAACACGTCGACCACCTTCACGCCGGCTGCCGCGAGTGCAAAGCTCACGGCGATCACGGTGGGCAACTCCTGGGTCAACATCTACGGGCAGACGCAAGGTACGCAGACCGCGGCCTACGCCGGCTCGGGCGGCTACGCGGGCTTTGCAAGCGACCTGTCCACAAACGCCCTCGACATGGACGGCTTGCTGACCATAGCGTCGAACACCAACTACATGACCGGCTTGCCGGTGCCCACGTTCAGCTTGAACTCCTTTGGCACCGCGGTCGGATCGAACGGCTGGAACAACCACGGCGCCGGACTCACGAACGGCGGCCTGGTGGGATCGATCACGGAGATCGATTCGGTGCTTTTCCAGATCCAGCAGGCGGCTCTGACCGGGCCGACGAAGATCTACCTGTCGACCGATCAGGTACCTGCGTTCCGGTCCGCGTTCATGGTCGGCTCCTCGAGCTCGACCGCGCTCAACTACTTTTTCCCGAACGGCGGCCCGAACGGCGACGGATCCGGGATCGCGGTCAACGGCCGGGTGGCGCAGTACCACAACATCTTCGGACTGCCTGGCGGCGAGTTCGTGGACGTGCTTCAGCATCCGTACCTGCCTGCTGGCACGATCCTCTTCGATGTCGACAAGCTCCAGGAGACCTACGCGAACTCCCGGCTGGGCGAAACGCGCGGCGTCTTTGTGCGGCGCGACACCTATGGCATCGAGTTCGCGCAGACAAGCCGCAAGTACCCCTTCGGCGTGTTCTCCGAGGAAGTGCTTGCAATCAAGACGCCCAACCTGATCGCCTTCATCACGGGTCTGGGCAAGTTCGGCGCCACCAACGTGTTTTAACGAGCGGAGGAGCGTTGCCACCGGCGCGGCGCAAATCCAGGCCAGGGGGTTGGGAGACCTCCTGGCCACCCCTTTTCAGGTGAGCGATGGGCGCTAACGTAATCGACCTCACGACCGTCGCGGCAGTGAACGCCATTCTGGCTCAGGATCCGGCCGCCGACGCGGCGCTCATTCAGTCTGAAATCACCGCCTATTCTCAGAACATCCTCACCAGGACCGGCCGCGGCTTCCTTTCCGGGGTGCGCTCCTATGTCGAGCGCTACAACGGCAACGGGTCGAATGAGCTACCGATCCGCAACTATCCCATCCTGGCCGTCGCGTCGCTCTCGGTGAACGGGATCGCCATCCCGGCGAGCCCCGATTACCTGCAGTCCGGCTACGTGATCGACACTGAGGGCTCGATCTGTAATATTGCCCTGATCTCGAATGGTTCTGGCTGGAGCGACTATCCAGATGAGCGGTGGGGCGTGCGGCCTGGTGGCTGGGGATCCTACGGCAACGCGCCGCCCCTGGGCTATTCGGCCCTACGTTTCGTTCAGGGCATCCAGAACGTGGCGGTGGCCTACACCGCCGGCTACACGATCGCCGTGCCTGCTGAGGCCGGAACCGTGCCAGCGGGCCCTGGGCCTTACGCTGTGGCCGCCGCGAACGGGGCGACGTTCTATAGCGACCAGGGAGTACTCCTAGCAAACGGAACCCCACTCGTCTCCAGCGGGGCGTCGGCGCCCGCTGCAGGGCAGTACCAGCCGCCGCAGCGCGGGGTGTTGCCCGCCGGGGTCTACACGTTCAACGCCGCACAGGCGGGCGCTTCTGTGCTTCTGGCGTATACCTACGGTGCGCCCCCCTTCGATCTCCAGGAGGCCGCGGCCCGGCTGGTGGCCCAGATGTACCGCAAAAGGACCTGGATCGGTCAAAGCTCCCAGGTGCAGCCTGGCATCGGGACGACGGCTTATTCGCAACTCGAGGTCGAGATCGGGACCGCCATGACCATCGAGCGCTACCGGATGAGGTTCCCGGCTTGATTCTCCGCTACACCATCAACAGCGACGAGGTCGCCGAGGCGCTCGCGGCCAGGGGCGACCGTTTGATCGAGGTGATCGCCGAGGCCATGGGCCTGGCCGGCGAATCGCTCTACGAAGCGATCATGTACAACATGACCGGGGGCATCATCCAGGCGCGCACCGGCCTGCTCTCCTCTTCCGTTGTGCTCTCGCCGGTGGTCAGCGATGGCCCGGTGGCCTCGGTCTGGTGCGAGATCCCCGACGACGGATCCTTCGAGCACCTGGTGGGCATGGTCCTCGAGTTCGGCGGCACCCACCGCTACGAGATCGTGCCCCTGATGGACCGCTTCGCCGAGTTCCTGGGCCCGTCGCGGGAATTCGGGAAGGAATCGATGTTCTCGGCCGAGGAGTCGATCGCGCTGGCCGAGGGGCGTTTGCCGCGGACGCTGGCTTGGATTGGCGAGGGCGGCGGCATGGTTTTCGCGAAGCGCGTTGACCACCCACCGTCTCGGGAATTCCGCTATATGCGCACATCGCTCGATCAGGTGCGGGAGACGGTGCGGTTCCAGATTTCCGATGCTCTGGCGGGAGTGCTGGCAGAGTAGAATGGCTCCGAGGCGTTCATGCGACACAGCGCGTACGACATCGCCGTCCCGGTCGGGCAGGGTGACCAGTACCGTTTCAGCATGGACCCGACCAAGGTGATCGCCGCGCTTCAAGAGGTCATCGATGGCATCAAATCGGGCCGGCTATTACCGCAGCGCGCCTCCTTTGAAACCGAGGCCCGCCGCGACGATTACGTCATGAGCTATGTGCACATGGTTTTCCACGAGAAACAGCTATGATGACCGCCACCGAGACGATCTTCCAAAATCTGTATAGTTTGCTCTCGCAGACCCAGCTACTGGTGGCCGGTGCACCCTCGGGCGGCCCGGTGTTTCAGAACCCGACGGCTACCGGCCGGCGCATGCCCCAGCGCGACGCCATCACGCCGGCCATCCTGCCTGGGCTCTGGATTGTGGAAGGCGACCAGGATGTGATCGAGAACGCGCTCCCGCTTCCGAAATATGAGCTCCACTGCTGGGCGGCCGTGCTTTGCGAAATCACCGGCGGCGAGACCGCGATCGCGTCGACCCAGGTAAACGGCTTGCGCGACGCTGTGCTCTACCAGATGCAGCAGCAGACCCTGAAGGCCGACGGCACGACGGTGATCCCGCTCCTGGGCGGCGAGAAACAGACGCTCGGCGGCGTTGTGTATCATGCAAGAGTGAAGGGCCGGATCCTCTTAAACGAGGGCCTGCAGAACAACCGGAGCGGCCTGATCTTTCCGGTCTCAATTTTGAGCGGGCAGTAATTTCAGCGGGGTGGAAATGCTCATACCGGCGGCGATGTTTATCGAGACAGCCCTCGACCAGGTGAAAACCCTCGCCGACGGGGATCGCGCCGACCAGCTGAAAGAACTTCACACGGCTATTGGCGCGCAGGCAACGGAAGAGGTCTCGGCGGGCTATCTGTTAGGCCTTCAGACCGCCCGGGTCGTGCTCTCCGGGATGCCGGCGGCGATTCAGAACAAGGTGTCGATTTAGGCACGAAGTAGAATGGACACAACCGCGCCTCCCAGCGCCACATTTAGCCGGCCAAGGAGTTAGATCATGCAGCTTCCTGGTTTGATGTTTGGCACCGGCGTCGCTCTCGCAGCCCCGCAGCCCAGTTCCGGCAATCCGGCCCCGAATCCGACGCCGGTGGCGCTCGGCGTCCTTCAGAACATCAAGCTCACCCTGGGCGCCGACATCAAGTCGCTCTACGGCATCGATCAGTGGGCCGTCGACACCGCCATCGGGAAGCGCTCGATCAAGGGCTCGTTTGAGTTCGCGCAGATCTCGAACCTGCTGATGAGCCAGCTCTTCTTTGGCGACGCCGCCGCCGCCGGAACGGTCGACACGACGACCTACCCTGGTGAGTCGCACACGCTGCCTGCCAGCCCCACGGCGCAGACCGTCACGGTGACCAACGAGGCTCTGACGCCCCTGGTCGACTACGGGGTGACCGTGGCAGCGACCGGTGTCGCCTTGACGGCCGTTACGGGCACGCCCGGCGCGGGCCAGTACAAGGTGAATCTCGCGACCGGCGTCTACACCTTCGATCCGGCCTTCAGCCTGGCTGGCGACGCGGTTCTGATCAACTACAGCTGGACGCCGGCGAGCGGTGGCTCGACGCTGACCGCGCAGACCCACCCCATGGGCTGGGGTCCGCTCATCGCGCTCAATCTCGTGTTCCCGTATGAAGGCGGCGGCCTGGGCTTTTATCTCCCCAATGTGCGCCTGGGCAAGATCGACATCGCCACCAAGCTCGAGGACTACACGATGTACACGACCGACTACGAGGGCTTCGCGGGGCCGAACGGCGTTCCGTTCATCAGCTACCAGGCCTTCTAAGTTAAACCAAAGAGAGCCCCGTCGCGCACCGTCGAGAGATGGAGCGAGGCGGGGCGAAGCCATTTGAAAGCCCGCACCCCGTTTTTTGAATTGAAAGGAGACCCGATGCAGAAGCCGGTTCTCATCGAAGGTCAGGAAGTCATTCTCGCCACCATCACGGTCGGCGATCTCGAAACCATCGATCTTACGGGCAAGTCGGGCCGGAAGTTCAACATCGCCATGATTGCCGCATCGATCCTTGCGGCCGGCGACGCGGAGCGCGGCACCGAGGCCTGGGTTCGCTCCGTGCATGCCTTCGACCCCGAGGGCGGCGAGGCTCCGTTTCAACTCCTGCTCAATGCGGCCAACGAGGTGAACGGGTTCAAGCGGATGTCGGAAAAAAACGCACCGGCGCCGGCGGCACCGGCAGCCGAGTAGACCTCGAGTACATCTTTGGGTCGCTGGCGCGTTGGCACGGGATCCCGCCGGACCGCGCGCGCTTGCTCCTGCTCACCGATTTCTGGATGCTTGACGCCTTCATGGCCGAGCACCCGCCAGCCGACATTCTGGTCGGTGCCTACCTCCACTACAAGGCTCCTGGCCGCGACGGCAAGCGGGGAAGGCCATCGATGCGCGAGGCTGCTAGGATGAATTCCGAGGCGCTTAGCAAGATGCCGCCGCGCAGAAACGTCAGAAAGCTGGCCGACATGCCGGCGTTCCTGCGCACGCCAGATCAGCTGAAAATGATTGCGGACATGGAGCGGGAATGGCGGACGAACTCCGAGTAATTATCACAGCCGACGCGAGCGGGGTCGGGCCCGCGGTCGCCCAGGCTACGGCAGCCGTCGAATCGTCTGCCGACCAGATCGCCGCAGCGCAGGCCAAGGCCACCGCCGCCACGAAGGCGCTTACGGAAGCGCAGGTTCAGTTGGGAGCCGCCGCTGAGGGTGGCAACGCCCAGGCCGCGGCGATCATCCAGCAATACGCGCAAGCGAGTACGATGGCCACCGCCGCGGTCCAGCAGCTCACCGCCAGCGAGGAAGCAAACACCGCCGCAACTCTTTCGAACGCTGCCGCCCAGCGCGTCGACACCGTGGCAACCTACAGCCACTCCGAGGCGATGGAGGCGGCGAAGGTGAGCATGGGGGCTATGACCGGCTCGGCTTACATGATGGAGACGGGCCTGGCAAAAGTTGCCGCGGGATCCTCCGTGGTTGGCCCGATGCTGGCCGCCATGGTCCCGGTGGCAATCTTCGCCGCGGGCGTGTTCCTGCTTTACGACCTTGGCGAGGCGCTTTACAAGGCCTTCGACATGGGCGGCGAGGGCGCGCGCGAGTTCGAGCAGAAGCTCTCCTCGCTCGACGGATCCTATCGCACCCTGATTGACGAAACCTCGCTCGAGGCCGACAAGATCGAGGCGGCCAACGCGAAGCTCGAGCACAAGCCCAACCCCAACGCCATCAAAGAGGCGATCGACGACGCTCTGGTCGAAGCCGACAAAATGAACGCCAAGCTACAGGGGCTGATCGACAAGGAGGAGTCGCTTCTGAAGATGCAGTCGCTGGCCGGCTCAACGCTGCAGCGTATGACGAGTACCACCGGGACGCGCCAGGAACAAGTCGACCTCGAGCAGCACGCGCTTTGGATGGAGAAGGCGGTCGCGCTCGAGGGTCAGCTCGCCGAGGCGAAAAGTTTCACGGCCGTGGAAGAGAAGAAGCTCCTGGATCTGCACGCCCAGCAGACCATGAGCGTCGATCCGACCCCCCTTAACAACGAAGTCACCGCGACCGAACTCCTGATCGCGGACACGAAGAAGGAAACCGCGGCCATCGAGGAGCAGATGCGCCTGCGCGATGCCCAGCAGGAGCACGAAAAACTGACCGGCGCCGGAAAGACTGGTGGTGGCAGGGCTGCCTCCGACAATCTTCCCGAGCAGATCGCCCGCGCTCAGATCGAGGCCGCGCATGCCGACGATGCCCAGCTTGGCGTCGAGCAGCAGATCATCGCGGCGATGGACAAACAAATCGAGCTCAATAACCTCAAGGCCACGACCTCAAAGGAAGGCACGGCGGCCGAACGGGAGACCCTTCGTGTGCTGGAGAACCAGGTGGCCCTTTCGCAGGCCAAGGAAAAGATCGCCGCGCTCGGCAAGGAGCAGATGAATGCCACTTTTGAAGCCCAGCAGAAGGAGGACGAGGCCGCCCGCCGGCGCGCCGAAGAGCAGACCCGGGTCGAAGTCGAAAACGCCAACCGCACCCGGGAAGAGCAGATCAACGCAGCCCGTGAGACCGCGGCGGCTTTGATTGAGGCGGCCGACCAGGAATTCGAACGCACCCAGGTCGAGATCCGCGGCCAGGAAGAGCTCGGCATTATTTCGCACCGGGTGGCCGAGCAGCGGTTGCTCGACGCGCTGAAGCTCCGCGAGGCCACGACCCAGGGCGCGCTCAAGACCGAGCAGGGGCTTTTTAACCCGATCGCTGGTGAAAAGGAAGCCATCGAGTACAAAAAACTCGAAGATCAGATGACGAAGGAGGCGCAGCGCGCCGCGCTCGAACGGGAACGTATCGTTCAGCAGGAAGCGACCAAAATGGAGCAGGCCTACAAAAAGGCCGCGAACGAGTTCAATGCCGACTTCACCCGGGCCTTCAATGAGTGGGCGACCAAGTCGCAGACGGCAGGCCAGGCGTTCGGTCATATGCTCGGCGACATGGAACTGCAGGTTGTGGATTTCGTGGCGAGGTGGATTCTCCAGAAGGCAGAAATGTGGGCGATGGATAAGCTCCTGCAGGTCTCGGGGATGGCCACCCAGGTTGCAGTCCAGAAGACCGCAAACGTCGCAATGGTCTCGAGCGACGCCGGTGTTGCCGCGGCGGGAGCGATGGCGTACTACTCCGCGATCAATCCGCCCGAGGCCCCGGCGATGGCTGCGCTGCAGTTCGCCGAGACCATGGCTTACGCCGTCATGGACACCGGCGGCATGATGCCGCACATGGGCTTCGCTTTTAACACCTCGGGGAGCGCCGAGCGGGTGCTCTCGCCATCGCAAACCTCGAACTTCGAAAGTCTGGTCAACAACGGGGGCAGCCGAGTCGCGCATCTCCACCAGACCAACAACTACGGGGGTGCGCCCACCAAGGAGATGCACGAGGCACAGACCGCGCATACCATCAACCGGCTCAAGTCCATGCTTCGCCCGGAGGCCTTCGCATGAGCCTGCCTGTATTTCCGAGCCTGCCTGGCCTCACGTATACCTCATTGAAGGCGCCGGGCTTCAAAACGCTCAACGAAGAGGGGTCGAACGGCTACGAAGTCCGCCTGCCGCAGTATGTGAATCCAATCTGGACCTGGACGCTCATTTTCGATTTCCTGCACGACTTCTTTTGGGGCAGCTTCACGACGGTGAGCGAGCTCCGGACGCTCATGGGCTTTTTCAACGATCAGTACGGCTCGGCCGCGCCGTTCCTTTACACGGATCCGGACGACAATTATGTCGGGCCGGCTTTGGTCTCTGGCTCGCCGAACGCGCCTCTCGCAGAGCTTGCCCTGGTTTCGGATGGGGCTGGCGCCTACTACTCGCCGGTGCAGCGCACGCTCGACGGCGCGAGCTATGAGGACATCACGGACCTCAACGGCGCCATATCGGTGTATCTTGATGGGACGCTGGCCACTGCCGGCAGCGGCGCCAATGAGTACACCCTCGATGGTCCTGGCCTTGCCATCCCTGGTTACTCCTGGCTGGGCATGGTGCTCAAGTGGGGGCCTGGTGCCCCCGCCTGGGCAGCCATGCATGTCTATGCGCTGAATACTGAGATCCTCGACCCCGCCGGTCACATCCAGAAGGCAACGGCGCGGGCCTGGTCTGCCCTTGCCGTGGTTGCCCTCGGCTACGAGATCGTCGATCCGGCCGGGCATATCCAGAAGATCACGACCGCTGGCACGCTGGGCGCTACCATTCCCACCTTCAACGATTCCGGGGGGACCACGAACGACGGCACGGGCGGCACAATGGCGGTCTGGACTGACCAGGGCAGCGCTGGGGGCAGCGCCGGAACCTCGGGGGCCTCAGCCCCTGCATTCAATGACGCCGGCGGCGCCACGCCCGACGGCGCGGGAACGCTGATCTGGGAAGACCAGGGCTACTACGCCGGCCCCGCGGCGCCGGTTACCGCGCAGTTTCACTTCTATTTTCGGGTGCGCTTCGACGCCGACTCACAGGACTTCGAGAAGTTTGCTGGCATCGGCTCCTCGGCCGGCCAGCCACCAGCCGGGCAGGGCGGCGGCTATTGGACCGTCGGCGGCTCAGAATCGCAGAACGGATCCGGGACGCTGGTGCTCCGGACTGCAAGGCCGGTGCCCTCATGAGGCGGACGATCGGCGGCGATGGTTCGGACACGACGGTCGCCACCCAGGCCTACCTGAATTCGACCGACGATCCGATCATCCGCGATCTTATCCTCATCGGGCCGCCCGAGAGCCCCAACGCGCTCTATCTCACCAACCACGAGGCTCCGGTGCTCTACAAGCCCTATGGGCTCTTCAATCCGGCTGTGGTATCGCGCGCCGGCGTTGAGGCGAAGGTGGGGCTTGACGCCCAGGCCCTGGCCATCACCTGGTCGCCTGGGGCCAGCGCGCAGGCTTCCAAAACGGCGAGCACCGCGACGGCATCTCCCTACCAGCTGGCCGCCCAGCATTTTTATGACAACTGGCCGGCGCTGATCCTTCGGTGCTTCATGCCCACGCCCGGCGACGCCGACACTCTGGGCTGCGCAGAGTGGTACGGCGGCCGGGTCCAGAATTGCAAAATCGCGCGCAACAAGTTGATCTTCAATACCAAGAGCTATTTGGACGTGCTCAAGCAAAAGGTGCCCTCGACCGTGGTAGAGGTGACCAACACGCTCGCGTCGACGGCTGCGGTGACCTTGCCACCGGGCGACCCGTCTATTCCGGTTTTCAGCTGCATCCGGCCGTCGACCGAGACCTACATCGTGGCGGACTGTACGTCGCCATCGGCTGGAAGGATCTACTCGGGCGACCTTTTCTCTGGCGGCTACATGGTTTTCCTTTCCGGTCCGGGAGCAACGCTTGCCGGCGCCTGGTCCGCTATCGGCCAGAACGGCGAGTGGACCGACGGCGACGGCAACCACCATTCCGAGTTCGTGATCTACTCGCCTTTGCCCTGGCCGCCCACGCCCGGTGTCGATACGTTCTATGTTTCGACGACGGCGCCGATCAACCTGGGCGACGAGGGATACTCCGGGTTCCCGTTCGTTCCAAATCCAACGCAGGCGGTCTGAGCCATGAAAACGCGGGCCGAGGCAGTCGAAATCGCGCGTTCGTTCATCGGGACGCCTTATGTCCTTGGGGGCCGGATGAAGGGCGCCGGCGTCGATTGCGCCACTTTGCTCGGCTGCTACCTGATTGAGATCGGCACCGCACAGCCGGATCTTTGGGATGGACTCGAGGATCCCTATCGGCACGACTGGTTTTTGCACGGCTCGCACGAGCGCTACCTCCGCGGCCTGGTGCGCTTTGGCGTCGACGGCGCTCGCTCCCTTTGCCTTTGCCGGGCGGACTCGAAAGCTGAGCCGGGCGACCTGGTGCTCTTCCGGGTGATACAGAGCAAAGTCTTCAACCATGGCGCGATTGTGACCTCCTGGCCCCGCGGCGTGCATGCCGGCGTCGACGGCGTGCATGAAATCACCCTCACGACGCATAGGCTCACGGCGTTTCGGCCCATGGAGATCTTTGACCCCTTCGCTAAGATGGAGCCCGCATGACGGTCACTTTCAAAGATCAGGCAGCGCAGCGCCCCACCGCTATGGGTTCGCTTCTGCAGGCCTCGGCGTATGGCGCGACGATCCCGGTTGGGTACGGTCAAACGCAGTCCAACTTGCTCGCCATCTGGGCGGCGAACCTTCGGCAAGGCGGCGCCGGTACCAAAAAGTTCAAGCAACTGAAGAAGGGCATCACTAACTACTGTGAAAACATAGACTTTCTCCTTGGACACAATCCGATCCGCGGCGTGCTCCAGGTGATGAACAATGGGTCGAACGCGCCCCTGGCCTTTCAGGAGCAGTCGTTTGCCGGCGCCGGCGGCCGGCAGTCTTTGACGGTCACGGACCCGAACTTTTACTTCGTGATCGCCGTCACGCTCACCGCGAGCTACAGTTTTTCGGTCGACGATTACGGTGGCCAGGGGCCGCAGACGCTCTCGGGCTCTTGGGAAATCCCGCTCTGGAACGAGCTTGAGGTCGGGCCGGATCCGACCAATCCGATGAGCTACCGGACCTGGCCGTTCTGCTATCGCTGGCAGCAGGGCATGGGCGCCACCGTCTATTTGGACGCCGAGTCGTTCCCGGCCGGCACGGTCAACGTGTATTACGCCCAGCTCACCGCAGCGACCTCGAACCAGCCCCCGATCGCAAGGCTCGCCATGGCCTTCGAGCCCCAGCTCGGCTCGGGCGACGAGTACGCGAACGCCGGCCTTAGCTCTCAGCAGATCGTTTATCCACATTTCGCGGGCCTGCAGAGCTCGGAACTCGACCTCGGGGCCTCGGGCGCGATCCCGCAGCTGAATCCGGAGGTTGCATTTAAGTGGGGGGTGTACTCGAGCGGGGATGCCGATTTTGTGGACATGATCGAGGACATCTATAAGTCGGGCATGGCGCAGGCGGCGATCGCGGCCGAGACCTCCGTGCAGCCCCAGCCGGCGGCGACCCAGATGGAGCGCGGGCTCTCGAGCTACGACCTGCCTGGCACGATCCAGAAGAAGGTCGACGCCAGCGCCACCGTGGGTCTGCCCCCGATGATGTACGACATGCCGAACGCCGCCGGCAATATTCTCATCGCGACGGCCACCGGCTCTGGCACGCTCGGGATCAGCTCGACGAACGGCGAAACCTGGACCAAGGTCTATGGCGACGGGCTCGGCTACCAGGTCTGGTACGCCTATGCGGTCGGGGGTCCGAACACGGTCACCGTCTCCGGCGCGTCGGCTCCCTGGGGCATGGGAATCCTTGAGATCGGCGGGGTAGGCGCTTCCACCGGAAGCACTATCTTCGTTCCGCCAACCACGAGCGGCGCCAGCGCCTCGGCCGGTCCCACAAACACTGCCACCGCCAGCGCAACGGTGGACGGCGGGATGATGGCAGTTAGCGGCGTTTACCCGCCGTTCAACCTCTACGAGAATGTGCACACGGTCCTTGAATGGGGTGGATTTGAGTGGCCTGCTTTGCCAGCCGGTGTCGTGGTCACCGCCATCCAGCCGGTCGTGACCTTTGTTTCGACGCTCACGACTGACAACAGCTCACTGGAGTTCTCTGCCAGCGTCCCATCGGGCTCTTTCCCGCCGCCGCCATTTTCTGGGGTGTGGACCGGCCCCAGCTTCGGCACGACGGCGCCTGCGCTCGAGGCCGCCAGCTTTAATTTTCAGTTCAACGCCACCGTTCAGCTTTCGAACTACTCCGGGAATATGGTGGTCACCCAGGTGGGGTTGCTTGTCTCGTACAGCATTCCCCCGGGCTATCTAGGCGGCGAGACGGTCGACGCCGTGGCGACCTCCTCAAGCGGCCCCGCGCAGGCCTCTAGCAGCGTCGCCGAGGGCCTGCCTGGTTACCTGCTGGCCATCTCGCTTTATCCCGGTGGCGGGGCCTCACCGGTCGCGGACGAGCCCCTGTGGCGCGCGGTGACCCCGGCGAACTTCCCCGGGCGGTCCCCGAGCACATTCCAAATGCAGGAGCGCATCATTCACTCACCTGGTGCGTTCGCGGCTGCGGGAGCAGCTGGCTCGCCGGCTTCGATCTGTCTGCTCGCCATCAAGGCCACCGAGCCGGTGCCCTATCCACGACCGCTCGGGGACTTCGTCGACATCCCGTCCTTTGACCTGGTGCGCGCGCAATGCCGCGCCAACGGCCTCTGGGGCTCGCTCACGATGAATTCGCAGTCGGCGGCGTCGGACTGGATCAAGACGCTCTGCAGCGCTGCCAATGCCGCCCCGGTGTTTCTAGGCGCCAAGTTCTACCTCTATCCCTACTCCGAGGTCTCGGCCGCGGGCAACGGAGCGTTTTACCAGGCGCCCTCGGCCGCCGGGCCCGTCGCCGAGCTCGACGCCGATGCTGGCGACTTCGTACTCTCGGACTGCCCTTCGCTCGATACCGCAGTGCGCATCGATCTGCCGAACGTGCTTCAGATGCAGTGCGTCGACCGCAACGCGAACTATGCCCAGGTCACCGTGCAGACGCCGGATCCGGCCACGCTCGGGCTTTATGGGGTCCGCAAGGATGATCCGGTCACCAACAATGCGGTCCAGGATCCCTCGATCGCGCGCACCATTCTCGGGATCCAAGTGCGGCGCAATCAGTACGGCGGCGATGTGTGGAGCTTCAGAACGACCGCGCGCTGGTCGCTGCTCTCGCCCATGGATCTCGTGACGCTCACCGATGAGCTCCAGGGCATCATCGGGGTCCCGGTCCGAATCACCAGCTACAACGAACAGGACGACGGCAGCTTCGCCGTGACGGCCGAGCCCTTCGTTTACGGGATGTGCGCACCCGCGCTGCTCCCCGCGACCACGCCCGCGCCGACCCCGGTCAATCCCCAGCAAAGCGCCGGCAATGCCAACGCGCCGATCATTTTCGAGCCGACGCCGGGCCTCTATCCCGGCTCGGCCGGCGATGAGATCTGGGTGGTGGTTTCGAGCAACGACGCGAACTATGGCGGCGCGCAGATCTTCGTTTCGACCGATGGCGGCGTGAGCTACAACCCGGCTCCTGGAGGCGCAGACGCGAACTCGAACATCGTGATCGGCTCGGCCGTCACAGGCGAGGTCACTGCCGACTGGCCAGCCGCTGCCGATCCAGACTCGACGAACAACCTCGAGGTCAACCTGGCCGAATCGGACGGGGCGCTTGAGTCCTATTCCACAACGGTTGAAAACAACTTCGAAGTACCGTGCTACGTCGAGGGCGGCGCGCTCATTGTCGACGTGAACGGCACGATCGTGGCTGCAGGCGATCCGCTCCAGGTGAACGTCGCCGGCTCTCCTGTGGGTCTTGCGGGCACCATCGAGGTCGCCGGCTCGGCAGTGGCTTCGCCGAGCGGCGCCGGGTTCGGCTACGAACTCATGAGCTACGCGGTGGCCACGCTCACAGGCCCCAATGCCTACACTCTCGAGGCGACGGGCGTTGGGAACTCCCTGCGCCGTTCGATCTTCCTGGCGCCGAATTCGGGCGGCCCGGGGATCGACCATCCGGCCGGCATGCGCTTCGCCGTGGTGGGCCCGAGCCAGGCGGGAATCCTGAAGATGACCATGCCGCCTGCCTACATCGGCCAGGTGCTCTATTTCAAAATCTGTACGTTCAACACCTTCGGCGCTGCGCTCCAGTCTCTGGCCGATGTGACACCATACATTTACGTGCCCACCGGCGTGCCTGGCGCGGCTTAAGGAGCCAACGATGAGCCTTGCGACGACAGTCAACCTCAACGCCACCACGCCGGCCCCTGCCACCGGCCTGCAGAACGTGGTTTTTGCCGACGACAGCGGCTCGCCAACTGTCAACATCTCAGCCACCGACCCGGTGATGGTGGGCGACTCGGGCTCCGGAGGCAAAGCGGGCAACGTCCCGGCGCCGCCGGCTGGGTCGGCCGCGGCGGGGAAATTTCTCAAGGCGGACGGCACCTTTGCCGTCCCTGCCGGCGCTGGGCTTTTGACGATCAACCCGCAAACGGCGAGCTATGCCGCGCTCTCGACGGACCTCGGCGCCATCATTCAAGAGAACTCATCGTCGGCGGTGACCGTCACGCTGCCAGTCACCTTTTCGACGGGTTTCGCTCTCTGGGTTAAAAACGTCGGGAGCGGGGCATGCACGGTACAGGCGTCAAGCGGGAACATTGACAACAATGCTTCATTTATTCTGAATCAGTGGCAGGCAGCTCAGTTCTACTGGGATGGTTCACTATGGCGAGTTTTAAGCGAATCCTTGGCGGTTTAGTCGTTCTTTGGCCGGCGCTCCTCTGGGGTCAGGTCCAGCAGCCTGCGAACGGCGGAACCGGCAGTAGCACGCCCCCGTCGGCCGGTCAGATCATGGTCGGCCAGTCGACTGGAAAGTACGCGCCTAAAACGGCGACCGGATGCACCATCTCGGCCGCCGGCGTCTTTAGCGGTTGCGGCGGCGGGGGCGGCCTGAACGGCGTAAACGTTCAGACCGGCAGTTACACGGCCGTCTCAGGGGACAATAACAAGGCCATCCTGTTCAACTGCGCGGCGGCTTGCGTACTCACGCTGCCCACCTCTGTGCCTGCCGCGCCGTGGACGATTTTTGTCTCGAATGAGGGCGTTGCGGCGTTTTCCGTGCTCCCCACGAGCGGATCGAGCCTGCTGAGCGCGCTGGGCGTAGCGCTCGGCACCGGCTCGCTGATTCCAGGGATGGGCGTCTCGATTTGGTCAGACAGCACCAACTACCACGTGAACGAAGGCGGGATTATCACCGGGAGCAATGTGGTTCCCACGCTGGTGCAAAGCAAGCTGGTGGCTGACTGCACGAGCGGCGGTCCCCCGTGCACCTCGATCACTCTGACCGCGAACGTGAATCCAGGCGATGCGCTCGTCGTCGAGCTCATGCACAACGACGGCACCGGCACGCCCACAATCAGCGACGCCCAGGGGGACACCTTCACCCTCGCCAACAGCAATCTGCTCTCCGGCGAATTCGATATACAGCAGTTTGTGGCCTGCGGCGCGGTGGGCGGCTCTACGACGGCCACGATCAACGGCGTAACTAACGGCTACAACATCGTGTCGGCTTATGAATTTGCCAACGTCGCTAACTCTTCCTGCATCGATGCCCACACCATAGCCTCAGCGACCCACACTTTTGCCTCTTCGCAAACCCTGTCGACCGGATCGATCACGACGACGGTAGCCAATGACCTGATTTTCGTCTCCGGCAGCAATCGCGGCGCGGGCGTGGCGACCATGACGGAGGCAAACGGCTATATTGCGCTGCAGACCTCCGGATATGTGGATGCGGCGCTTAGCTACACGAGTTTCTACGGGACCAAGGCTGGCGCCGGAAGCCTCTCCGACACGATAACCTTTGTGACGGGCGGCCTCTACAACATGCAGGCTGGGATCCTGGCGCTCAAGCCGACGACGAATTCCACCGCGTTCACAGTGGGCGACATTTTCATCGTCGGACCGGGCGGCAACGTTGTACGCCTGCCCGCAGGGCCCGTCGGCGATCCTCTCACCGGCAACGGCCTTAGTGCGATGCCGAGTTATCAGGCTCCTTCGGTGCCTGCGCAGTACAAGAAATGGTACTGCGGCGACGGCGTCGGCGGAGGAACGGCGGCGCTTGCGACGGGCACCTACGCCACAAATCAGATTTGCCAGAACAAAGACGGGGTGACCTGGACAATCACGGGCGCAACGTGCTCAGTGGACGCGGGGACCGGTACGACCATCACCATCACGGACGGAAGCGGGAACAACCTATTGGCCTCGACTTTGACCTGTGCCAGCGGTTTTGCGACGGCGATCGCCCCCGGAAGTACCACGACGATCAGCTCTGGCGGCTACATCAAATGGACGCCTTCGCCCGACGGCACGGCAAACACTATTACGGTGGAAATCTATGGAACGAAATAAGAAGTGGCTTGCAGGTTTCCTGCTCTTATCTGTCGCGGCTCTCGCGCAGAACGTGGGGCCGGGGCGGCACAGGGTTGCGGTCGCAGCGGGCCCTGCGGTCTGCATCAATTCGCCGGTCTGCGCGTGTGTCGTCGTAGGGTCTCAGCAGCGGGAATTTTGCACCAGCACCCAGTCTGCCTGGCATGCAACGACCAACGGCGCGAACATCACGGTCGAAGCCATCGGCGGCGGCGGCGCGGGTGGGGCATCAGGCTGCTGCCAGTCGAGCGGCGGCGGCGGAGAATACTGCAAGTCCATCTCTGTCAGCTACGCGTCAGGGGCGAACATCACCGTGACCGTGGGCGCAGGCGGTGTTGGGGGTGCGAATGGCGTCACGTCCACGGCTGGCGGCCAGAGCTCCTTCGGCTCCTCAGTGATTGCAAAAGGGGGAGGGGCAGGCGGCCCCGCGGGCACGATTAGCGGCGGAACAGGCGGCACGGGCACCTGCGTAAACGGCGGCAACGGCTTTGGGAACGGGAATCATATCCCCGGTGGCGCTGGGGGCGCTGGCGGCCCGAACGGCGCGGGCGCAAACGGTGGCGCGGCATACGGGCTGTCGAATGCGGTCGGTGCCGGCGGCGGCGGGTCTGGCGGAGGAAGCGCCGGTATTGAATTTGGCGCTGGAGGGGCTAACTACACCGGCAGCGTTACGGGCGGCGCGGCGGGCCTCGTCTCAGCCAACGGAGGGAACGGCGGCGGAGACGCAAACGGCGCTTCAGGCGGCGGCGGCGGCGGTTCCAACACGGGCCTGTATGGCGGAAACGGCGGCGCGGGTCTGGAGTGGGGCGCTTACGGCTCTGGAGGCGGCGCGGGGGGCGCGGGCAGCAACGCAGGCAACTCCGGCGGCAATGGCGGCACGGGCGGCCTGTACGGCGGCGGCGGGGGCGGCGGTGCCTATAGCGCAGGCAGCAGCGGCAATGGCGGCCACGGGATCGTGGTAATCACGTACACTCCATAGGCGCGGCGATGACGAACGGGACGCGAGGCGTGGACGACCGGGCGGAAGTGAAGCGGATCGTGCTGCGGCTTGACGCGTTGCAGGCTGCGCTGGCGAAAGAGCCGCCGCACGCGCTGTGCGAGGGCTGGATCCTGAAACGGCTTGACGACTGCATCGCGCGCATCGAGGCGCTGAAAGTAATGAACCAACGAATGAGGACACTATGAAAATGCGGAACGTTTTGCTCACCCTGTCGGCTTTGCTCATCCTGGCCGGCTTCGCGCCGCGGGCTCAGGCCCAGGCGGCAAATGAAACCCTCACGATCATCGATAGCAGTTGTACGACGGCCCAGCCCTGCGCGCTCGAGCTTTATCGCGCCGCGCTCGCGACGGGCACGACCTCTTGCCCAGCTCCTGGGAGCTCGGCGTACACGGCCCTGACGAGCACGCAGGTGGTCGCCACCGGCATGGTCAATACCGCCTGGACCTACGCAGATTCGACGATCCTTGCTGGCACGACCTACTGCTACTACGCGACCGTAACTCTTGCCTCCGGAGGCGCGGCGTCTCGTCCATCGGCTTTCTTTGAGGCATCGATCCCGTCGCCTGCAGCGCCCACGATCTCGGGCTCGTACGAGGCATCAAGCCCGTTGGCGAGTGCTCCTGCAACGACGCGGGCGGGTGTGACAGGGAGTTCGGCGCCGGTTCAGGCTCCGGCTCCCAAGGCGCCTAGCTTGCCGACGGTCTCAGGGACCTACAACCCGGCGAAACCATAATTGCCGTAGGAGTCTTCTTTTTGAAGGTCAAGGAGCAAACGTGGCATATCGGGGCTTGGACCGCGGGGCAGTCGTCTGCAATTCGTCGGAGGATTGCCCATTGGAAGATAAGGTCAACAAAATGTTGGGAATTATATACGTTGGGGCAGACAAGGAGAATCCTTCAATGAGCTCGCGGCTTTTGCTGGTCGAGGACGCTGTGGCGCGATTCACGAAAAATTCAAATAAAGCTATCTGGCTGCTGGTGAGCCTGCTGGCAGCTGCAGCCATCAACATCGGCCTGCACTTTGTGGGGAAGTGAGCGCGGTTTTTAAAGGGGAAGTGAATGATGAGCAGACTTGTTGACACAGAACTTGGGCAGTTCCGAGAGGTCACCGATGGAACTTCTTGCTCGTTTTTGTTCGAGTGTCCTGATTGTCACGAAATGCTGCCCATGGACGAGGAAATTCTGGCAGGTCGGGCACCGATAGACCATGAATCGCGGGTTCACGGTGCTAGATTCTGCACATTTGCGGGCACACGCGAGTTTGGACGAACACTGGTTGCGACCATGCAATCCCTCATCGTGATGGGATATAAGCCTCATCACGATGAGGGGCAAGATCGCTGGCAAAGCAACGGAAGCAACGGGTACTAGGGACTCAAGTCCCTTTTAAAGGGAATTATATACTTGACTTCCGTGGGCCATGAATCAGCCCCACTGCTCGGCCATTGCGTCAGCAATGCCTGGGTCGGTGATTGAGCGCCGTTGCTGTCGGGTAAGACCGTTCTTGATTCCAGGAGATTCATAATGCACCCTCGGTACTCTTCCATCGACGATGTTGGACGGCTGGAGAAGCGGCAAACCTTTCAGCCAAAGACACGTCCCTTTGATCTCGCCATGCCCGAACTGCCAAGGCTGGATGATCTGATCTGGCTTGCGCCAACGTGTAGACATCAGGCCGATGGGATTTTCGATGGCGATCTTCGGAATATCGGCATTGGCGAAAAGCATGAACAGGTCTATCGCCTGTATTTGCTCGTCCTGCCGATCCTTCCACCATCTAGCGCCGCTAACGGTCAAGTGGGTGCAAGGCGGATGGGCAATCATCATGTCCCACTGGTAGGTGTACGGAAGCAAGGCATCCCAAGCGTCACCTACGATATGGAACTCGCTCCCATCCGCAGCCGGAAGAATATCAAGGGACCACGCATCATGGCCCCGCTCACGAAAGGCGCGTCTGACCGCGCCAGAGAACTCACACGCGATCAGGATTTTCAAGTTTCTTCTCTTTCCGCTTCCGTTTCCCGGCTGCTTTGCTCTTCGGTTTTGGCTTATAGGCCAGTACAACATCGGTTATCTTGTCCAACACTTCGGGCGTTTCTTTCATGCTGTCAACCTCTTGTAAGTCAAACGTTGTCCATCAACTGCGGCGATGAACGAATCCAGCCGAGCCAAGGTGTGATTGGCCACATTGCCAGCGTTCAGCCGGAAGGTGACTTCATTGACGTACCGCGCAACATGCTTTGCGCTGACGTGGTGCCAAGTGCCGTAGACGCCGCGCTTGAGCAATGCCCAAACGGACTCGATACCGTTGGTATGGACTCCCTCACGGCTATACTCGCCCGCGCCGTGGTTTACGGTTGCGTGGCTGTAGAACAGGCCGTCCATACCCTGATAGCCGCTGGCTTCATCAGTCATGACCTGAGAGCCGATCTCCACGTTATCCAGTACAGCGCCTTGCAGAGCCTCTTTATCGGTATTCTCAACTGGAAAGGCAATCGTCCGACCGCCGCGCTCCCGCAGCCCGACAACCGCCGTCTTGCCGACAGAGCCGCGCCCCATTCGGAGTTTCTTCGACTCATGTTTGTTGGCTTCCTTACCGCCTTTTAAAGGTCCATCAGGTGCGCCACTGCGACCGTGACCAGCGTGCTCCTCAACTTGCCGGCCGCCTCGAGGAGTTTATATTCGTCGCTGGCGCGCTTCATTACGATGGGGAGGATGTAGGCGGCCCCGCGCTCTGCTTCCGAGATCAATGGACCCATGTCGATTGTCCTGGCTTGCAGCAGGCGCGCCAGATCGTCTATTTCAGATGCGGTGAGAGTGCTCGGCGGCCCCACTTTCGTTAGCAGCTCATCCATCTCCGGGGTGTGGTAATGGGTCAACTCCTTGATCAGGATGGCCTGGAAGGCGGCTGAGATCGGAACTACGGCCTGATCTACCAACGCCAGTTTGCCTTCAAGCGAGGTCACTCGCAGCGCCACCGCTTCCGCGCCTTTAGTCGCAGCCGCCGCCTTGGCGTGGCTGGCTTTTCTCCCCACCCAGTACAAGGTGGACACGAAAACCAGAGCCGCGCCGAAGATGGCATTCAGCAGCGTGAGCAACTCAGTTTCGTTCAAGGGCCACAAAGGCGGTATCCCTCTCTTCGCGCATTTTATATAACCCATGTTTCCGCGGTGTCTGCGAGGTTCATGGGGATGGTTGGGACCGACCAGAGCAGCCTGGATCCGGAGGGGATTTAGCGGAACAGCCCCAGGAGATAGCAAACGAGCAAGATCAGGAGAATGGTTCCGAGGCCGATGCCGGCGCCGCCACCGCCGCCCCAGCGGCTGTACCCGTAGTAGCCGCCGCCGCCACCGAAGACCAGAAGCAACACGATAATAAGAATGATCAGCATTTGAGCCTCCTGCCCGATTGTACATTCGACCGGGTTTGGGCTAGGCGGCTTGCTCGTTCTCGATCTGGCTGCGCAGCCACAGGCGCTCGAGAATGGCGTCCGGATCCAGGCACTCCTCACGCTGGCGCTCGGCCATGGCGCGCAGGCAAACCGCGCAGTAGACCTGGCCTGGCTCGACGGGGGAGCCGCAGGCGATGCAAGGGTAGGCAACGCGGCCGGTACGACGGGGCTGGGCTTCGCAGTTCATGACCATTCCGGTGCTCCCTTCGCCTGAAAGGTTAGCACGGAATTGTGGAAGTTTGCTAGGCCAGAATTCTCTTAAACGTCACCGCCCAGACCCAGGGGTTGCCCGCCCAGGGGTGGCTCTTACCGTTGATCGCGTCCCATAGCTCGGCGAAGCCTTTGCGGTGTTCATCAGGGTCGCCATCCCAACCAGGATGCGGGTGCGTCTCGAACCAGACCCCAACGCCCTCTCCCGCAGCGTCGTTTTCACTGATCTCCTGCAGGCGCTGTGCGCGGACCTCGATCACCTCGAGCAGGATCCGGCTGGCCCAGCGCGGCATGAATAGGGGCGTCACCCAGCCGTCCACCTTTGCGGCGGCCTTCGGTAGCACGTACGCCGGGTCGCAGTTCAGCGTCTGTTCCCCGCCATCGGCCGCATAGTGCAGGTGCATCGTGGAGAGGCCGGCCCCAGTCCATGTCCCTGTCCAGGTCTCCCGGACCCACAAGCGATCGCCTTCCTGGCCGTAAGGGCAACGGCCGTACCAGGCCATCAGGTCACGCCGCGCACCCTCCCAGTTATTAGGCTCGCCGGCGAACGGCCGGTAGACGCTCCTGGTGCCCACCGGTGGCTGTGGCTTAATGACACGTCTGGTCTGGCTCTTTCGATCCTCGAGGATGGCGCGCACCATCGGCCCGGAGAACAGGATGGGCCGTTCGCTCACCGCCCTCTCTGCGGTGCGCTCAATTGACAGCACGGCCGGCTGCCACTTCTTTTTGGTGGAACTCCCGGAGGTTGCTAGGCGTGCCCTTCGGCTTCGCTGGCTTCGCCCCCTTGCCACGTTTGGCCGGTCCGGTGTCCTTCGGTGGCTCGGCTTCGCCCGTGGCCTCCTGGAGGCCCGGCGTCGCTGGCATGGTGGTCTCTGGGGCAGATTCCCCAGGTTCCGGGGCCTCGAGGGGCAGCTCGCCGGTCTCGGCCACCGGCCCCTCGTCCGGCTTGCCGGCTGGGAACGTCATGTAGACCTCTTCACCGGCCATTTCGCCAGCCCAGGCCCAGAACTCCCGCGCGAACGAGAGGTAGAGCTTGAACTGCAGCTCGACCTCGGGCTCATCGGGCTTGCCGACGCGGGTCACCTTGAAACCGCGCAGCGACGCCGAGGCGATCTTGACGGCGCGCTTGGTGAACATCTCGCCATCTTTTTTCTCGTTCGTGAAGGCGATCGCCAGGTCGCTCATCTCCTGGACCTCGGGCTCGACGTCCGAGTACTTTTTCGAGACGTCCTCGTAGGCGCGCGCCACCCAATCAGGCAGGGTGCCCATGGACTCGCCGGTGAGGGGCATGCGCATCTGGACGACGATGCGGCCGTTCGAGCTCTGTTTGGTCACGCTGCCGAGCAGCACGCGCTGGAGGCCTGCGGATAAGATCCCGTTGGTTTTCATGGATTGTCCTTTCGGGTTGTGGAACAACTTGAGTCGAAGGGTAGTTTATGCTGACCATCGCCAGAAAAGCCAGTACTTTTTTCCACAATCTGGATCTGGCCGCCGGTGGCGATGGCTCTGTCGCGATGGATGGAACAGACGTCGATCGTGTCATTCAGGCGCTTCAGGCCGCCTCCGGCGTCGCGCAGGCCCCAATAGGGCGGACTGGTGACCACGCAGTCGATCGACTCGGCCGGCATTTCGGCCAGCACATCGAGGACGTGGCCCTGGCGGATATCGATCACACTCACGCCCGTCCTGCTTTCACCAACTCTAGGAACTCTGTCAATTCCCGGTGGATGTCCCTCATGGTTTCGAGGTCGGCCGGCGTGGTTTCGCCGCCCGCGGAGAGCTCGGCCATGACCCGAAACAGGATCATGTACGCGCCGCCGTAAAAAGCCCGGCGCATTTCCAGCTTCTGGATGGCCGGCGCGTCAGGCCGGAGCGTCATGCGCACGAACTCGTTCCATTGTTCGAGCACCAACATTCTGCGCGTCATAAAAGGCTCCCCTGGGCGATCCGGATCACGATCACGGTTCTGGGGTTGGTGCGGTCGATCCGCCGGTACCCGTGGATCTCCGCCACCCTTTTGTCGTCGTCAATTGCCCCGCAGCCGTGCTGCTCGGCCAGGGAGTCGAGGATACACTTGGCGAAATTGTCGACGTCATGGATCCGGGCATCCTGGAGGAACACGACGTAGCTGATCGAGTAGTCCTCAGCCCGCAGCTGCTCCCCGCGGGCGAACACGGCCACGTCTCGGAACCAGGCTTTTGCCTTGGCGGTAAGGTACCAGAGCGCGACCGGCTTCCGGCCGCGCGCAGAAACGATGCGGTACTTTTTGTATTCGTTCACGCTCGGCGGGATGCCGGGCACTTCAATGCGCAGCTCGTTCATAGGCTCTCGACTCTCGCGGGCGTGATGCCCCGTTTTTTGGCTCGTTCCAGGATCAGCAGGCAGCGGTCGACGTCGATCAATGGCCCACCCTCGATTAACTCGTATTGCCGGCAGGAGTCAAGCGCAAGCGCCCACGCGGCAGCGTCGGCCGCCGCCTGGCATTCCCGTGGCGTGCGCGGCATCCTGGGCGCCGGCTCGATCGCCTTGATGCTCACCGCGCCTCCGGGAACTGCCTGTGCTCGACGCCATCGAGCAGCGCGCCGGCGGCTTTTTTGCCGATCCGGCGGGCAACCCATACCCGATCGTTGCTTCCGGCGTTCAGTTGAATGACGTCGCCAGCAGTCTGGACGGCCGGTATCTCGATCCATTCGCCCTGTTGCTTAAAGAAAAATGGCACGCCGGCTGCCTTGCATTGATCGCGCAGGCTCCGGGCCCAGTCCGGGTGCATGGGCCGCGCCTGGGGTCCGCTTTCGCCGCCGCAGATTACCCAATTGAGGCCTTCGCCGAGCCGTTCGTTGAGTGATGTATGAGAGCAGGTTTCGCCGCATTTTGGACACGAAAACCCGTAATCGTCCGGGTCTGGTTCGTCGCGCATTGCAGCGCCCTCTAGACCGCGCCAACCACATTCGCATTCCAGGCCCTCTTCACCCCACTGAGCCAAAGAAACCGGCCCCAGCAGCGGCTCGGCCGAAATGAAGCGCACGGCCGCCGGCGTCTTCAGCAGCAGCGGGATCCGCTCATCGGCCGCGGCCTGGTTTTCGACGCTCACGCCCAGCCAGACGTTCGGAAGCGGCCCCGCGTTGATTAGATCCTCGATGGCTCCAGTTGCGCATGGCGAAGCCTTGGGCGAATCCCACCAATCCGTGCGCGCCATGGCGAGAGAGACGCTGGCGGCTCGCGTGTCGAGCCTGTAGCAGTACTCGAGCATGCGCTCGGGGCGCTTCGTGAGGATCTGGAAAGTGTGTTGCTCGGCCAGCGCCATCACGGCAAAAATGCGATCGATCAACTCATCGCTCACGCCGGGGTGAAAGAGGTCGCTCATGGAGTTCACGAAGACTCGCCGCGGCCGGCGCCAGGAGAGCGGTTGGAGCAGCTGCCTGGTCTCGACGATCTTGCCGGTCCATTGCGCGTGACCGTTTGTCATGACTGCGAGCCCTGAGTACACGCTGGGCTTGCCCTGGCTGAAGCGTCCAGCGATGCCCTCGGCGTAGCAGTGCCGGCAGCCCTCGCTCACCCGGCTGCAGCCCAGGATGGGGTTCCAGCTGGCGTCCGTCCATTCGATCTTTGTTTTGGAGCTCACGCGATGGCCTCCTGACGCGGGGCCGGCCTGGTGCCCACGTAGGACGGCCACTTCCTCCGGATCTCTTCGTCGGTGAAGCCACGCTCGTCGGCGATGCGCCAGAACTCCTCGATCCGTTCCCGGTCGGCCCGGGCCTGGGCGCTGTTCTGGCTGGCTTCGTCGCGTGCCCTGAGTATCCGGCTCTTCAGGTCGGCCGGCCTGGGCATCGTCGAGCCTCGGGGCATCAGGCTGCCCTGGGTGGGCTCTGTATCGTTCCACCAGCCGGACAGGGCCGCGGATACCTCATCCCTCGAGAAAGCCTGCAGGACGTCCTGCCAGGCGGCGCTGGCGAGCGGATCCTCGCGGCGTCCGGCCGCGGCGCAGGCTTTCTTGTAAATCGCGAGCAGCTGTTTTTCAGTCATCGGAAACTCCGTAGAGAAAGGCTCTTTCGGTCGCGTCCATGCCAGCATCTTGCTTCCAGCCACCATCCTGCAACCAGAAATTCCACTTTTGCGGGCCCGCATTGCGCATGCGCTCCAACAGGCGCCTGGTGGCCTCCGCGAGCGAACAGCCCTCATCCTTGGCCAGCAGTTCGATTGTGTCGCCGGTTTTGACCTTGAGGGCGTAGCCGGCCGGAATGCTGGCCTGTTGAAGCACGAAGCCGGCGTACTGCAAAATCGTCATCCCCTCCGGGATGTTGGCTTCGGGGTCTTGGTTGAAATCGTCGGGCTCGAACGAGGGGCGCGTTCCCCTTGCCTCTGCCTCTGCATCTGCCTCTGCCTCTGCCTGTGTGACATCGTTGGACAAAATTGGACTGTCTCGGACAAGTTGGACCGGTGGAGACGTTTTTGACCGTTTTCGCTGGTCGCGTTTTCGGTCGCGGAAATAGGCCCGCCGGCTCTCCTCATCGACCAGGTTTCGGTAGTGATCGTAGTTGACGATCTGCCATCCCCAGGTACGATGTGAATCGAGGCGAAGGAGACGCCGCCCCTGCTCCTCAATCGATCGGCTTAATGGGTCGGGCTTTGAAAGCTCTTCGATTGCGTGTTTTACGATCTCCTGGGGAACGTTTGTGCGGCGGCTGATGGCATCCACGGTCATGTCGACCACGCCTTCACGGTCGGCCAAAACAAGAAAGTCCATGAACATGTGCCGGACCGCGTAGTCTCGTGCGATGCTCGAATCAAAGATTTGGGAGAAGACTTTAGCAAACATTTTGCCAACGCTAGTCGGGTGGTCTGGGAATGTCAAGGACATTTAGCGGTGGAATTCACAGGCTTATGTGGAAACTGTGGAAGGCTCAGGCTTAACTACTCGCCGGGCTCCTTCGCGCGGCCCGCGCTTGGGTTGGCTCATGATCCGGATCCGCTCGAGCAGGTCGGCTGGCTGGCATTCGCGCAACACTGCGATGGCCTCCGGAGGGCAGCTTTCGGCTCTATCAACCAGCAACAGCACGGGAACATCGGGGCGCGCCCGTTTGAGCCGCGGGACCAACCACGCGCCGTCGACCACATGCGGGCAATCGTTCACTAAAACCAGGTCTATGCTCTGCGGTGCGATATAGGCCTTGAGCGCCTCGGCGGTGTTCCTGGCGGCGATGACTCTGTAAGCGTAAGTCACCAGCAGAAACCGACGCTCTGCAAGCGTTTGCTCATCCTGATCAACCAAAAGAATAACGCGTTTCGGCCTCATGCTTCGCCTTTCAGCGCGGCCTCGACGGCGTCCAGGGCGGCTTCGG